GATTGCTACAAGTGGAGGTTTAGCTGGAGGTTTAAGTGAATTAGGCAAAGTTCTTAGAGGGCCTATTGGATTTATTGTTGTTCTTCAAATAGTAACTGCTGTTATAGAAAGATTTGCGAAAAAGAACAGAGAGGCTAAAAAAGAAATTGAAGGAGTAACTAAATCATTAGATGCTAATATATCTGTAGCAAATAAATATGTAGATATATTAGAAGACGTAAATATATCTGAAAATAAACGAGCTACTGTAATAAAAGAATTAAAAGAATTAGTTCCCACATTAAGAGATGAGGATTTTAAATATGGAGAACAATTAGATATTGTTAGGCAAAAAATAAAAGATTACACTATAGCTCAAGCATCAAGATTAGAAATAGATAAATTGGTTGAAGATAATGCTAAATTATTAGCTGATAGAAGAAAAATAGATACTATAAATGCTATTGAAAATGAAGAGGAAAGAGCTAAGGCTATGAGAGAATATGCTAAGGAAAATGAATTTAATCTTAAATATACAGCAGGAAGTTTTGGTGTTGCTGGTAAACAGATAGAAAAATCTAATGAAGAAATAGAAGCATCTTTTAAAGCAAATTCAAAAACTATTATTGAAGAATCAGACCAAATATTAGATAAAGTAGAAGAACTCTCTAAAGGATTTGAATATGGTTTTAATGAGTCAGAGAAAAAAGGCAGAGAATCAAGAAAATCTTTTGTTGCAAGAGAGTTATCTTTTGCCAATGAAATATTGAAATCTGAAGATAGAATAGCTAAAAAGACAACTAGGAATCAGTTTGAAAGATTAGAACAAGAAGAGCAGATACAAAAAGAACTAGCAAGAATAAAATTAAAAGAATTTGCAGATAGAGAAAAAGCAAGAGCAGAAGCAATAAAAGACCCTAAAGATAGAGCTAAAGCTGTAACAGAAGCAAATTATGCTATTGGAAGAGCTGAGCAATCTTTAGCTCAATATGAAGTTCAATTACAAGAAGAAACAAAAGCAAAAAGATTAGAAATATTAAGAAGTTCTTTAGAAGAGCAGCTTGGTTTAATGACAGAATATAGTGCTAAGGAAAGAGAAGCTGTATTGAGTTTTGATGTTTCTATGGCTACTAATGAAATAGATAAAATAGAAGCTGAAAGAAACTTAGAAGACGAAAGATTAAAGAATAAACTTAATGCTCTTGATATAGAAAAACAAAAAAGGATAGAAAATGGAGAGCTTTATGGAGACATAATATTACAAGAACAAAATGCAGTAAATGAGTCTGAAAGAGTAAAAACAAAGCTAAGAGAAAAAGAAGAAAAAACTAGATTGGCTATAGCAAATCAAGTCGGCAATGCTATCATAGGTATAGCAGGAGAAGGTTCTGCTGTGGGTAAAGCAGTTGCTGTTGCTATGGCTGTAATGAATACTAAAGAAGCAATTACTAATGCTCTAGGTGCTAAACCTTATGGTCCTTGGAATATTGCTCAGGCTTTAGCTGTAGGTGCTTTTGGTTTTAAACAAGTACAAGATATAATAAATACTAAAATACCAGGTAAAGCAGGTTCTGCTGCTGGTGTTGGTGCAGGTGGTGCAGCAATAACTACAGAAGCTCCTGATTTTAATGTAGTAGGTATAGGACAAGCAAGTCAATTAGGTCAAGTTATAGGTTCACAATTTGGTCAACCTATAAGAGCTTATGTCGTTAGTAACGATGTAAATACAGGTCAAGCATTAGAAAGAAGTATAACTGGTAATGCTAAACTAGATTAAATAAAACAAAATTAAACATAATAGGTTATCATAATATGAAAACTATAGAATTATACATAGACGAAGAGAATGAGTTTTCTGGAATAGAGGCTATCTCAATAGTAGAAAACCCTGCAATAGAAGAAGATTTTATTGCTCTTAAAAAACAACATGTACAACTAGCAGAAGTAGATAAAGAGAAAAGAATATTAATGGGTGCTGCTTTAGTTCCTAACAAAGAAATATACAGAACTAATGGAGAAGAAGAATACAACATATTCTTTAGTGAAGAAACAGTAAGAAAAGCTTCTGAATTATTCTTGTCAAGAGGTAAACAAAATAATTCAACTTTAGAGCATCACGATAAACTCAATGGGATGTCTGTTGTAGAATCTTGGATTATAGAAGACGAAAAAAAAGATAAGTCAAGAAAATATGGTTTTAGTTTACCTGTAGGTACTTGGATGGTATCTGTAAAAGTAAATAATGATGAAGTATGGAATGATTATGTAAAAGAAGGCAAAGTAAAAGGATTTTCTATTGAAGGTTTCTTTGCAGATAAACTAGATGAAAGACCAAGAGAAAGTGTAGAAGAAGATTTTTCTGAAATGGAAGCATTATCTAAACTGTACGAGCTTGAGGAAGCATTCTTAGAGTCTCAGGGCGTAGAACTCGAGTCTTACAATGATTACCCTCAAGGAGCCGTAAACAACGCTAAAAGGGCCTTAAAATGGAAAAAAGAGAAAGGTAGTTCTTGTGGAACGCCTGTAGGCTGGAGAAGAGCATCACAAATCGCATCAAAATCTAATTTAACAAGGTCAACGATTGCACGCATGGCTTCATTTAAAAGACATCAGCAAAACAAAGACGTGCCTTACACAGAAGGATGTGGAGGTATTATGTGGGATGCTTGGGGAGGAAGTGCAGGAGTAAATTGGGCTATCAATAAACTTAAACAGATAGACAAGAAAGTAAATAATTCTGTAACCTCTTTGTATTCTGAAGTAATCAATGATGACTATGCAATTATTGATGATAGATTAGCATATTCTTCTAAAGAAAAAGCATTAGAGATGGCTCAAGATTTAGGATGTGAAATGATGCACGAACACGAATACGAAGGAAAGATATGGTATATGCCTTGTGAAATGCACTCATTAAAAGCTCCTTGTCAAGAAGGATATGAACAAATAGGTATGAAAACTAAAAATGGCAGAAAAGTACCAAACTGTGTGCCAATAGATAAATAATATGAGAGGAAAATTTAAAACCCCTAGTAGAACAAGTCCTAAGTCTAGCAAAAGAGGTTGCTTATGTAAAGACGGCACATATTCAAGAAAATGCTGTGATGGTTCTTTACAAGCACAGGGTATTGGAAGAATAACAGGAATAGGAGTTTTACTTCTTGAATCTGGAGCAAATTTATTACAAGAAAATGGAAATAATATAATACTATAAATAATGTCAAAAAAAATATCTCAATTAAATGCAGCTACAGAATTACAAGGACCAGAAATTTTTGCAGTAGTTCAGAGTAGCGAAACTAAAAAAGGAACTATAAGTCAAGTTATAAATTATATACACGCTAGTAATATTACTGTTTCGTCAGGAGATACTGTAGATTTAGATGATTCAGCTTATGATGATACAAGATTAATAAAATTAACTTGGACTGGTAGTGCAGGAAGTATGACTATGAATTTACCAGATGCTACAACTTCTAAAAGCACAAACAGATTAATAAGGTTTGTTACAAACGGAGGGTTTAATACAAACACAAGAGTTAATTTAACTCCTGTTTCTGGTCAAACATTAGACGGTTCTTTAAGCTCTTATGAATTGAATGTTGCTTATGAAGGATTAATGCTTTGGTCAGATGGTTCTGAATGGTTTATAATCCAGAAAAAAGCATAAAAATACAACACTCTTTATAGTAAGTAGTTATCGTATTATAGTATAATCTTAATATAATAATATGAAAGCTACTGATATTGTTGAAAAATTCAAAAAGATACTTCTTTCTGAAACTGAAGAAAAAGTTGAAGAAATGGAAGTACAAGAAGATGTCGTTTTAGCTGAACATGATTCTGAAGAAATGCCTGAAGAAGTCATCGAAGAAGTTAAAGAAGACGAAAAAGAAGAGCTTTACGCTACAAAAGAAGAGCTTAGTAAAGCCGTAGCTGAACTAAAAGCTATGTATGAAAGCTTAATGGAGTCTAAAGATTTAAACGAGTCTCCAGAAGTTCCAGAAGAATTATCATCTGAAGAAACTAAAGAAGAAGTTCAAGAAGAACAAAAAGAAGAATTGTCTGCACAAGAGCCAGAAGTAGAGCCTATTGCTCATTCTCCTGAATCTAATGTAGAGAATAAAAACATCCATTTATATAGTCAAAATAGAAGCATGACTTTAATGGATAAAGTAATTAATAAAATATCTAAATAAAACTATAATTAAATTAAATTAAAATGGCTACATCAACTTCAATTACAACTAGTTATGCTGGAGAGTTTGCTGGAAAGTATATCTCTGCTGCATTATTAAGCGGTGACACTCTTGATAAGGGTAACATCGAAATTAAACCTAATGTAAAGTATAAAGAAGTAATCAAAACTTTTGCAAGTGATTCTAACGTCATTAAAGACGCTACTTGTGATTTTACTGATACTGCTACTATTACATTAGACGAAAGAATACTACAACCAGAAGAGTTTCAAGTAAACCTAGAGCTTTGTAAAAAAGACTTTAGAAGTGACTGGGAAGCTATTCAAATGGGATACTCTGCTTATGATAACCTACCTCCAAAATTCTCTGATTTCTTAATCGGACATGTTGCTGCAAAAGTTGCACAAAAAACTGAGCAAAACATTTGGGGTGGTGTAAACGGAAACGCAGGTGAGTTTGACGGATTCACAGTAACTATGGCTGCTGATTCAGACGTAAACGATGCTGCTAACGGTTCTGAAACTTCATTTACTTCATCTAACATTGTTACTTTATTAAGTAATGTTGTTGACGCAATTCCAAATGCAGTTTATGGTAAAGAAGATTTAAAAATCTATGTACCACCTGTAGCATGGCAAGCATATATCAGGTCTTTAGGCGGATATGGTGCTAACGGATTAGGTGCTGCTGGTTACAAATCTGAAGGAAACCAATGGTATAACAACAATGCTTCATTATCTTTTGAAGGTATCGAAGTTGTTTATACTCCAGGTATGCCAACTGACCATATCGTTGCAGGACAAAAATCTAACTTATACTTCGGTACAGGATTAATTTCTGACCACAATGAAGTAAAAGTATTAGATATGGCTGACCTTGATGGTTCTCAAAATGTAAGAGTAATCATGAGATTTACGGCTGGTATACAGTATGGTATTGGAAGTGATTTAGTATTACTTACTTTAGCATAATAATAAATAATAAGGCAGGTTTAACCGCCTGCCTTTTTTAATAACCTTTAAAACTAATAATATGTCTTGTAATTTATCACTTTTTAGAACAGAACCTTGTAAAGACAGCGTTGGTGGGTTAAGTAAAATCTGGTTTGTAAATTATTCTGATGACCTTTATGGAGATATAACATTTGATTCTACAAACACAGATGCTGTTGAAGCTGTTGCAAATACACCATCTGCTTACGAATATGATATAAAAGGTAACTCATCTTTTACTCAAAACATTCAATCAAGTAGAGAAAATGGTACTACAGTTTTCGAGCAAGTACTTGAACTAACTTTACATAAATTAAGTGTCGCTGACCACAAAGAATTAAAACTTCTTTCTTTTGGTAGACCTCATGTTATCATTGAAGATAATAATGGAAACTATTTCTTAGCAGGAGCTAAACATGGAATGGATGTTTCTGGAGGAACTATCGTAACAGGAGGAGCTATGGGAGACTTAAGTGGATATACACTTACGTTAACTGGAATGGAGCAAGCTCCAGCATTCTTTATGGAATCAGACCCAGCTACTGTTGGATTTGATGTTGTTAATTCTTAAACACATTAGGTTCTTAAACACAATAGGTAAGGAGGCTTCGGCCTCCTTTTCTTTTGCATAAAACAAAACCCTTTATATTCCTTTATACTAAAGGGGTATAAAGCTTTTTTATAAAACAAAATCAAGCTTTTATAGTTATCATATTATGATACGTTTACTACCGTCTACAGACAATCAAACAATTAATATAATTCCAAGAAGTAATGCTTCTTTGTCTAGTATTAATTTAACAATAACTGAAGATGGAACAAATATAAGTGAAACCTTAACAGACCTTACGGCTTCTGTTAATGGTAATTTTGTTTCTGTAACATTAGCTTCTAATATACTTACTGCTGAGAATGGATATTATCTACAATTCAGTAAAGGTGGAAGTTTATGGTATAGAGATAAGGCGTATGTAACTTCTCAAACAAATGATGAAGTAATACATACTCTTAATGCAAATAAGTATGACCAATATGATGATGGGTCAGACGATGAATACATAGTAATATAATATGGAAAATAAAAGTATAAGGGTTATTAATCTATCAGGATATGAAGTTCCAGAAATAAAGGAAGTTCAAAATAAAGAATGGATTCAATATGGAGAGGATAATTGTTATTTTGATGATTTAATTGATAGATATTTAGGCAGCCCTACAAATGCCAGATGTATTAACGGTATCGTTGATATGATTTATGGTAGAGGATTAGAAGCTACAGATAGTGGTGAAAAGCCAGAAATGTATGCTAAAATGAAATTACTTCTTAGACCTAAAGATTTAAGAAGACTTGTTAATGATTATAAAATGCTAGGCCAAGCGGCTGTTCAATTAGTATATAATAAAAGCAAAACAGCAATAACTAGAGTAGTACATTTTCCTATGGAAACTCTTAGAGCTGAAAAAGCTAAAGATGGTAAAGTAGAAGCTTATTATTATCATCCTAAATGGCACGATTTAAAGCCTAGCGATAAACCAAAAAGAATCCCTACATTTGGTAATGGAGGTAAAAGAGATTTAATAGAATTATATATATTTAAACCATATAGGTCTGGATTTTATTACTATTCTCCTGTAGACTATCAATCTTGTTTGCAATATGCAAACCTAGAAGAAGAGGTAAGTAATTACCATATAAATAATATTAAAAATGGTTTACAGCCTTCTTTATTAATTAACTTTAACAACGGAGTACCAAATGAAGAAACTCAAGAACTTATTGAACGAAAAATTTATGATAAATTTAGTGGCTCTTCTAATGCTGGTAAGTTTATATTGGCTTTTAATGAGTCTATTGAAACTAAAGCTGATTTGGAACCTATACACCTTCCTGATGCTCATGCTCAGTATCAATTCTTAGCTGACGAAAGTAGAGAGAAGATAATGTTAGGTCATGGTATTGTATCTCCTATATTATTAGGTATAAAGGACAATACTGGTTTTGGTAACAATGCAGAGGAATTAAGAACAGCATCTATCCTTATGGATAACATAGTTATTAGACCTTTCCAACAAGGTATAATAGATGGTTTAGATGAGATATTAGCATTCAATAATATTTACTTGAATCTATATTTTGTAACACTACAACCAATAGAATTTACTGAATTAGACAATATATCTACTAAAGTAAAAAGAGAAGAAGAAACAGGAGAAAAGTTAAGCTCTCAAGAACCATTAGATTTATCTGATGATGATGCAGATGACATATATAGCCAATTAGAAGAGTTAGGTGAAGTTGTATCAGATGAATGGGAGCTTATACATACCGAAGCGGTAAAAGATGACAATGAGGAGTTTGATTTAACTAAATTAAGCGTATCTGAAGAAGATGCAAGCCCTACAAAGCGTTCTAGTCAAGACAATTCTGGTTATAAAGTAAGGTACGCTTATTCTCCTGTCAGAAACTCTGCAAAAAGTAGAAAATTCTGTAAACAATTAGAATCTTTAACATCAAAAGAGGTTGTGTTTAGAAAAGAGGACATAACTAAGATGTCTACAAGAGGAATAAATAAAGAACTGGGACATGAAGGCAAGAAATATAACCTATTTAAGTTTAAAGGAGGTAAAAACTGTCATCATTTCTGGGAAAGAAGAGTATATAAAAGAAAAATAAGTGTAGATACCGAAGTTGAGGCATCAGACGCTGTAAAGGATGGATTTAAGGAGCCTAAAAACCCTAAAGAAGTACCTGTAAGGCCTGTTGATATGCCAAATGGAGGTGCATATCCAAAAA